TATACAAAAACATTATGAATGCTTATTTAAATCTTGTAACCAACTGATAACCAATGCTGTTAGAAATTGTCTATTTTTATCGAGTAACAAAATAGTAACATAAAAGAGTTAAAGAAACTAAATCGCTTGTTTTGCTCGCTACAAAGGTAACAAAATAAACTTGAATGCCAAATATACTTTAACCTACTTTAACTTTGTAACCATTTGTATGTCTACTGCACACTAAGTGTATACCTAAAATCTGAATATCTTACAGATTAACGAATTACATATTTTTTCACATTTGGTAGTTTCAAAAATTGTTTCTATCTTTGCATCGTCAATGTTGCAGATTGGCTGGATAAAGTAGTCCTCCTTTCAAGGCGTAAGCCTACAAGATATGAGTCCCTTAGTTCTTGCTGCAACCAAGACTTTGGGACTCTTTTTTATGTTATGCAGTATATAAATGTAACCATAGAACTTTTGAAAGCATACTCTTCAAGTAAGAGCATGAAGGAACTTCTTGCTGTTGCTATTTGGATAAAGATGCAGCATAGCAATTCTGTAATGTGGAATGTTACGGAATACAAATTGAGGAAAGGATTACATATTGGTAAACCAAAAGCAGAAAGACTTATTCAAGACATGAAAGATGATGCTTTGTTTTCGGTAGACGGAAACAAGGTTATTGTCTCTTCGTTCCGTGACAATACGATAAAGTGGACTCGAAAGGGTCGTGAGTATCGTGGTGCTATGGTATGTAAGTTTGAGGTAAAAGATTATACCTTGAAAGAATTATTCAATCTTATAAACGAGAAACTTTTTGAATTTCAGATTTGTGCTGCCGAGCATAAGGACTGTTGCATGAAAGCACCTGAGGGTGAAAAGGTCGGTGCCAAAGGTAAAGCTATCACAATAAAGCAATTTCAGAAGGCTCTCAATACAAGTAGTAGTTCTGTTTCGAGAATAAAGAAAAGACTTATTGCCAGTGGTAAGATTAATTCTACTCTTGCCGAGAAACATTCCTTTGACATCAGGAATGAGGAAGAAACGAAGAGAACTTTGTTGAGAACGAGAAAACCCAAGGCAGACTTTATTGTCGGCACTCTTGGATTTGTAGTCCTTGCTTGTACTTACTCTATCGCTAATAGGGCGGTGACCGATGGATTCAGGCATCTTATCTATGGCAAGCAGAGTGAAAAGGTTATTCAGAGAGACATGAGTATTGGAGGAATCCCTGACGGATTTTTCTGTTAATTGCTTAGATGTTTGTTTTGGTAACCTACATTGAAAGAAAGAAAATATATAATAAACAATTAGTTATGGATAAACCTACTTATGAGAAGTTCAAGAGATATTGTATATCGAAGAACTATGGAACAGATGAGTACATCAAGAGTCTTTATGATTATCTTGATGAAAGGAAGTGGAAGAAGGCAAATGGAGGGGAACCAGTAAACTGGATGATTCTCACAGATGCTAACTTTGGTGTGTTCAACGCTAAAGGTAAATTCTCTAGAGCAATCAGAGAAAAATTGGCTGAAAAGTCGGAAAATTTCGACCCAGTTGAGCCATTTCCTGATAATGGCATGAACTATGTGGCTTATACGGATGGAAGTTGTGACAACCATTCCAAGTATAAGGCAGGAGGTTCTGCTTACATCGTATTGAAGGATGGAGAGATTGTCAAGATGAAGAATCATGGCAGACTACAGACAACAAACAATCGTATGGAATTGCTTGCTATCATTAGTGCAGCTAAGTCTTGTCCAGATGGTGCTTATCTTGATATTTATACGGATAGCCAGTACTGCATACTTGTGTTGGGGAAGAGTACTCCACCAATGATGAATCCTGACCTCTATGAGTTGTACAAGAAATGCTCTGCTCATTTGGCAGGAGTTCGTTTTCACTGGGTGAAAGGTCACAATGGTGACAAGTACAACGAAATGGTTGATAACTTAGCTTATGGCGCATATTGCGACATTTGTGAACAATATAACATCGAGAAATCGAAAAGACATTAAAATTTTGGCTTATGGAACTTGATATGTTGATTAGAAGTGCCCTGAGTGATGCTAATTGGTTAATTGCTAAGGGTGGCACGGATAGGGCAGAAGTCCTGAATCGTGTGCTGGGTAAGATTGATAATGTCCTGAAGGAACTGGATGGGGCAGAACTCATTGACCTCAACAAGGTGTGGCATCAGGCGAAAGATGTTATGCCGCAACGCATTTATGGTGGCAATCATGCAGACTTGCTGTGTGTGCATCAGTTTAAGCCTACTTCTCATCCTCATCTTACTCACGAAGAGAACTGCCCTGAGTTTGAAGAGTATCTTAAAGCGAGTCCGAATGACTGGTGGTGTAGAACTGGGGATTTGTTGAAGAAGGAACATCGTGAACTTTATTGGAGATAAAGACAATGATTAGAATGATATGGAATACTCTGTATACAAAGCCTAAGAACTGGCTCTGTGGCTTGCAGACGGATAAAGTGCTGCATTTCGTGGTTATCATGGTGCTGGTGCAAATGATATTCTTCTTGACCTATAACTTATGGCTCGCTACTCTGGCTACATTTGTTATAGGTATCTTCAAGGAGGTGGTGATTGATAAGCTAGTCAGCAAGGAGAAGGTGGATGCTGATGATATGTGGGCAGACATCTTCGGTGTGTGTGCAGGAGTGATTGCGCTGGTAGTTGGTGCTGCATTGATTCACATTCATGAATGGTTATGGTGTAATTGGATATAGATATTAATTTAATTATTTTGTTTATGGATGATTTTAAAGAAAGAATGTGCCAAGAGCACAATGAGTTGAGAGAACGTTTAGGCAAACTTAATGTAGCCTTGTGTATGGATGGTTTCCGTGAGAAAGTTGGTGACTATCAGTTTAAATTAATGAAGGAGCAAGCATTGGGTATGGAGAAGTACTTTATTGCTTTGACTGCACGTATGAAGGATATGGGCTTATTTCCTAATGACGAATTAACGTCATGTGCTTGCGCTGGAATGGGTATCGGTGGGGCTGTTAATGCTCTGAAATTAGGTCTTGCGGTTAGACGTAAGGGTTGGAATGGAAATGGTATGTTTGTAGTTAAGCAAGTTCCTTCTCATATTGGTGCTGATGTTATCCATAATATGCAGTCTCTTCCTCAGGCGGTCAAGGACATCTTGATGAATCGTGAGAATCCTTGCATTAACTATAACAACCAGTTGCTTCTCGTTCAGAAGTCTGGTGTTGCAGATTCTTGGACAGCATCATCTAGTGATGTTCTTGCAGACGATTGGGAGATTGCCAATGACTAGTTTATCTGCTGAATACTACAGAACTCACCCAGCAGCTAGGGCACGGAAGGCTGCCTACGATACTAAGTTCGAGTCTTCTCCTGCTCAGAAGGCTAAGCGTAGGGAACTCGCCCGTCACAACGCTGCCCACGATAAGAAGTATGGGGCAGCTTCTCGCAAGGGCATGGATGCTTCACATACCAAATCAGGAATTAGGTATAAACCATCATCGGTGAATCGTGGTTCCAAGACGGATATGGTTGGGGATAGAAGAGCGAGAGGTGGTCGCTGATTGTGAATAAAAGAATAGGGAGTGCTCACGCATTCCCTATTTCGTTATCCTAACAATCTTAAAACCTATAAACCAAAAACCTATGAAAAAAACAAACGTTCTTCTTATGAATTATATTTTATCCTTCCTCTTCTGACATTTGTCTCAACTTCTCGGTGAGGGCGTTGTGAACCTCACGCTTATCGTCAAGAGTGACGGTCTGTAGCTTAGGGCAGTTAAACTCTAGTATCTTGATGAAAGTTGATACCTTGTCCTTCGGCTCACACTTATACCATGCAGCCATGAAGTCTTCCCAAGCCTCTCTAGAAAAGTCGGCACACAGCTCACGAAACTCCTTTGTGATAGGAGACTCGTACCCTTTCTGCTTACCTCCAGTCTTTGCCCGACCTTTCTCGAACTGACCTTTTGTATTTCTATCTGCTGCCATTGTCTTAACTATTTTGGTGCAAAGATAGTAATTTGTTGGCAAACGGAAACTTTATCCGTTAACTTACCACCTAAATAAACGGATAAAATACGAATCTAGGATGGTATCTGTATCTTTGTACCATTATTAATAATTAAATTTTCATATATATGATAGGTGCATTAATAGGTGCTGGGCTTGGGCTTGCAAGCAGTATTGCTGGCGGTATAGCTAACCGCAAGGCGAGACGTAAGCAGGAGCAGATGATTGCCCAGCAACAGAGAGAAAATCAGGCATGGTATGACAGAACATACAATGCCGACCCGACCAAGCGTGCTGATACGGTTCGCTTGCTCACACAGATGCAGGAGCAGATTAAGAACCGCAACAAGGCTGCCAAGGGTAGACAAGCGGTAATGGGTGGTACAGACGATTCTACTACTGCGGTAAAGGAGGCGAACAACAAGACTCTTGCTGATACTACCTCACAGATTGTAGCTGCAAATGATGCCCGAAAGGATAACATCGAACAGCAGTATATGAACAGAAAGAACCAGTTGCAGAACCAACAGATGGGCATGGAAGCTGAGAAGGCTGCTGATACTGCCAATGCGGTGGCAGGTGTGGCTGGTACTGCTGCCAATATCGCTGCAACGCTTGATAGTGGTGCTGGTAAGAGTAAGGTGGCTCGTCCTGACGTGGTACAGCCTACCGATGTAGATATGGCTAAGTTGGATGCCAAGGTGGGTGCGGCTCCTACCCAGCAGCAAGTAGCAAATGACTTGAATAATATGATTGGTGATAATGCGCCAAAGAAGATTAAAGCATAGACTATGAAAGCATCAGATATGTTACGAAACAACAATGGCTTGAAGACTACACAGAGTGTTATCAACAAGCAGCAGAGTGGGTTGGATGCCGCACAGAAGGTGGCACAGACTCAGGTTCCAGTCTTCACTCAGCAGCAACTTGATGCGGCTGGAAAGAAGGTTGACCAGATGAATGCTGCTACTCCTCAGAATGAAACACCTACGATGAAGGCGGCTAAAGAGAAGACTATTGCTACTCAACAAGCCATCGCCAATGGGGTAGATGTAAATCAGAGTGCTCCTAATGATGAGGAGGATAAACCATCCGTACCCATCGTGAAGAAGGAGGAGTCGAAACCTCTGCCTAAGCAGTTGTCTTATGCTGATATGTATAAGATGCTGAATCCTGAACTGAATGAGACTGCCGAGCAGAGGGCGAACAGAGAGAAGAAGGAGCGTACCAAGGCTCGTATCGCTGCTCTGGGTGATGGTCTCCGTGCGCTATCCAATATCTACTTTGCTACCAAAGGTGCAAAGGTGGTACACAATCCTGAGTCGGATATGACTAAGGCGGTGAATAAACGCAAGGCTTATATGGATGCTCAGAGAGAGAAGAATCGGGCATCATGGCTGGCTGGGTATCAGAGGGCACTCGCTCTTGATGAGGAAGCTCGGAAGAATAACCTGACTCTCGCTGAGCAGATGAGGTATCACGATATGCAGAACGAAATCAACAAGGTGAAGAATGACCAAGGGCAGCAGAGAATTGACCAAGGTAACAGAAGACTTGACTTGTCGAAGATGAAGTATCAGACTGATGCTGATTACAAGAAGGCAGTCTTGGCTATAAAGAAGGCTCTGGCTGATGGGCAGATTTCTCATTGGCAAGCACAAGAGGCCATACAACGTATGAATGCTGAGACTGGTCGTTTGCGTGCCAACAAGTCGGGTAGTGGTGGCTCCCGAACCGGTTCCTACTCAGGAGAGGTTGATGAGTATATGGATTTGATGGAAAAAGACCCTGATGGTATGGCTGAGGCTGCAAAGGAAGTACGGAAGATGGGCTACTCTCCTAAAACGGCAGCAGGAAAGAAGGCTCAGAAGATAGCCTATCAGCGTAAGCATGGTAAGGGTAAACAGAACCATACGTCATCATCCAACAAGGGTGGCAAGAAGAAGACTGGCGTAAAATGGTAACAGAATTGGTAACAAGAATTTGGTAACAAACAAATATATATATCATGGCAGAAAGACCATTATACACTTTATACAAGAATCTGAAAGCACAGAACTATGATGTGCCTGATGATTACAATAAGTTTGAGAGTGCTATGACAAGAGACGGAAAGGGCGGTGCGGATAACAGACATGCTATCTATGAGAACTTGAAGGCTCAGAA